TTTTAGGTTTGCATCTCATCGTAATCCAAATTTGAATGGTTGTTATGATGTTGATTTTGATAAATTGTTTGATATTAGTTTTCTGAATAAGTATCCATTATATGTAGATTATAAGTCTTGTGATGTTAGACCAGATAATACATTAAACTACCACAATAAATATGCATATTGTATATTAAATCACAGTTGTCCTTATGAGATGCAATTAAGAAATTTTTCTCAAGAATATGTCATTTTAAGACAATTTTGGGTAACATATAAATTGGGACCATTTTATAGAACTATTACTAATGTTTATTTTGATTTGAAACCTGCTACAAAAATTATGAATAAATTCAATGAAATTAAATCTATTATTAATCCATCTAATGAAAAATATAATCTCCTACATTTTAGACACGAACAAGATTTTGTTGATTATTTTCATATTATTGTTCCATCTCTTGACAATCTTATTAAGAATATTCCATATAAAAATAAATCTAATAAGTTATATGTAGCGAGCACGGGAATAAGAGATTTAATTAAGGATGATAGTGTATATGATTTGATATTTTTCAAGGACGAGAGTTTATTAAATGATTACAATTTTGAGGAAAAAGGATTTATTGATTTTATGTTTGGTTTGGAGAGTGAGGAGATATACGGTCATAGCAAGTCATCTTTTTCTATGATTTTGAATGAGCGATTTAATACTAATAATTATTATGATAAATTATAAAATAAAATATAAAATATTTCATTTGGATTCAAAAAATAAATTTCAAAAAAAATTCAGAAAATTTTTTTATGCGCGCTCTCTCTCGGAAAATTGCAATTTGCAAATTTATTTTTGCAAATTTAATATAAAGATTATCTAAATATATAATATATAATATATAGATGTCTCATAAATGTGAAATTTGTTTGAGAGAATTTAAACGTATTTATGAATTAGAAAGACACAAAATAAGAATTAATAAATGCAAAGCTAAACATTTAGATGATTTCATAGTTGTAAATGAATTTGCGCCAAAATACTCCAAAAATTTGCAAAATATAGTAAATAACAATGAAAATATAACAGATAAAAAATATACAATTCCGCCAATTCCGCCAACAATAGCTCTATCTCCGCCAAATATTTTGCAATTTAATAAAGATAATAATAATCGTTTAATTTGTGATAATTGTGATAAAACATTTGCAAGGTCTGATAATTTAAAAAAACATATTAATGGGCGATGTAAGAACATTGATATTAAAAAAAATAAAGAGCTATTAGATAATGATAATATAATATCTAATGAAATTTTAAAAACATTACATAGTATGAACGAAGAAATTACAGATTTAAAAAATACTATATTAAAATTAGAACAAAATACATCTACAACTAACAATAATAATACAACAAGTACGTATTCAAATAACACAACAAGTACAAATTCAAATAACACAACAAATAATATAACAAATAACAATATAAAAATAATAGCATTTGGATTTGAGAATCCGGCAGAGGTTCTTACGGATAAAGATATACAATACATTATTGGTTCTCATAAGAATTCAATGATCCAGCGAAGCATTCAATCTACACATTTTAACAACAGACTGCCACAGTTTCATAATGTTTATATACCGGATAAGAAGATGCAACATGCAATAACATTCAATGGTAATAAACCAGAATTAAAAGGTTTAGATGGCGTAATTGATGATTTATTATTAAACCATGTTAATAATTTAGATGAAATTAAGAACAGAGAAGATGTGTCAATAACAGAAGCAAAAGCTGCAGAAATAGATGATGTAGTTGATAATTTTAGGAGCTATAAGGATACTGGTAGTGATACACAAAAATGGATTTATAAGAAAGCTGAAAGAGAAATAAAAGAGATGTTATACAATAATAAAGATAAAGTGATTAATACACAAAAGAGATTGAAAAGAAAACAAAAAAAAGTATAAAATAAAAATGTTATATTTGCAAATTATTTTTGCAAATTATTTTTGCAAATTATTTTTGCAAATTATTCATAGTTACAAAAACCTTTCCGCCAAAATAATTCGCAAATTGACAAAATAAAAAAATTGAATATTTAAGATTTTATTTATAATACATTATATTATAAATATAAGATGTCATTGGAGAATATTTCATTGGATCAGTTGGTGTTTGGTTTGCAGAATTATAGGTTGGGACTTACTGAGTGTATTATGCATAGTCCTTTTAATCTGACAGATGATGTATATCATTGTTCCGCTATCGTTAGAGAAAGAAAAAGACAGTGTTTTTAACATTGTGTCAATCGGACAAAATAAATATAAAATTCGTTCGTCTAATAGTTCTAAAAAGAATGCTACCATACATGCAGAAGAAGATGCAATTAATAAATTGCCACCTATAAAACGCTCTAAGCGATTAATTGACGTTAATTTGGTTGTGATTAGAACAACCAAGACAGGTATATTAGGTAATTCGGCTCCTTGCGTCCATTGTTTGAAATATATGAAAGATAATGCAGAGTCGAGAGGTTATCGAATTATTAAAGTATATTTTAGTAATGCGGATGGTATGATAGAATGTCATAATTTGAATTCATTAATTGTTTCAGAAAATTTGCATATATCCTCATATTATAAAATACATAACTATAATATGAATAAATGGTTCAAATGGAGAGATCAATATATATGATATAAAAATATGTTTGTTATTTTATAACATGTCAGACACATTTATTGGTATTTCATATAGATTGTCAGATAATTGGATTTCAGTTGTCAATCCAATTGAATACATTAATAGACCTATTAATTATTTAGAAATTGGTACTTTTTATGGCGCTAATTTATTCTCTGTCGCACAGTATTATGCTTTACATAAAGATAGCAAATTATATTGTATCGATCCTTGGCAAGACTATTCAGACTATTCAGAATACAAAGGAGAACAGGACTTAATTTATAATATGTTTTTGCAAAATCTTAACAATTCGTCTCACAAGAACAAAATAGTTGTTAAACGAGGATTTTCTAATAAAGAAATTTATCATTTTCAAGATGATTTTTTTGATATCATTTATGTTGATGGTAATCATGAACCAGAATATGTTTTAGAAGATGCTGTTATGAGTTTTAGAAAATTGAAAAGTAATGGTATTTTAATTTTTGATGACTATGGATGGGGGGGTCCTGATAAAGTCCAAAAAGGAATTGATGCATTTTTATTTTGCTATCATGATAAAATTATTATATTAGGAGTTAAAGATCAACAAGTGTTTGTTAAAAAAATATAAATAAAAATAAAATAATATTATATAATATTATTTTATGGATTTAGATTTTGGTAAAGAATTAGGCACTGTTAATGGTATTACTGCATATTCATCTCATTTTGATGATAATTCAAATAGTATTGAACCTGTTTCATATCTCAAAGGCAATTATGTTTCGACATTGCATGTTCCAGCAGACTATAATATTGGTGGTATATTTACTGGACTTAAATGGCAATGTGTTGAATTCGCACGACGCTATTTAATTTTAAAACATAATATTGTATTTGATAACGTCGATAATGCATATCAAATTTTTAATCTTCCAAATTTCTATTCATTAGATTTCAAAATAATTGTTTCTATTATTAAATGTAAAAATGGATCTAATATACGTCCAATAAAAGGCTCAGTTCTAATATGGTCTAATGGGTATGAAAATAACACAACCGGACACGTTGCTATTATTACAAATGTTAATGAAAACAGTGTTGAAATTGGGGAACAAAATTGGAGAAACAAAAAATGGGTAAATAATTATAGTCGTAAATTAGATTTAAAATATAATAATGGATTTTATATTATAGATGATTTGGTGTTAGGATGGATAAACTATTAGAAAAAATTGATAATAATTTTATTTATTGTTATCAATATGTTTGTTTATTTATATATAATGATGCAAATTGAATCGAAAGAAACAGAGTCAAACAAGATTAAAGAGTCGTATAGATTAGCAGTTGAAAACAATGGATTGTCATTAAGAAATGTTCCAAATGATTATAAGACTGATGAATTATGTAGATTAGCTGTTGAAAACAATGGACTGGCATTAGAATATGTTCCAAATCAAACAGAAGAATTGTGTAGATTAGCTGTTGAAAATAATTTTAATTCATTACTATTTGTAAAAAGAGAATTTTTGTCTGAAGAGTTGTATAAAGTCGCAATTCGTATAAATTATGTTGCATTAAAGTATATGTTTCAACCATCAGAAACTTTATGTGTGTTTGCTATTAATAGAGATATTCGAGCAGTACATCATATTCTTCCATTAAATAGTAGAATGGTTAAATATGCAATACAGAAAGATTATAATATATTAAAAGATATACAAAAGCAGGATGAAAATATATGTAAATTTGCGATTAGATGTAATGGATTATCATTACAATATATTAAAGAAGATAGACACAGATATTACAATATTGCGGTCCGTAGTAACGGTCTCGCTTTAAAATTTATTGAAGTTCAGCGTGGTTCAATTTGTGTTGATGCTGTTACGCAGAATGGTCTTGCATTAGAATATGTTAAAGAAAAATTCTATTTTATATGTGAAATCGCTGTGAAACAAAATGGTCTTGCATTAAAGTTCATTGATAAAAATACTATGATGACATTTAATAGCAGTTCATATGAAGCAATATGTCAGATTGCAGTAAAACAAAATGGTCTTGCGATTGAATATGTTGATGAAGAGTTTTTTGATGATGATTTATGTATGAACGCTGTGAAACAGAATGGTCTTGCTATAAAACATATGAGTGATCCAACTGAAGAAATATGTATTGCAGCATTAGAGAATGATGGATGTGCTTTAGAATTTATTGAAAATCCTAATGAAAAATATTATAAAATAGCAGTTACTCAAGATGGTCTCGCTTTAAAATTTATCAAAAACAAAACTGATGAATTAATTCGTATTGCTCTCAACAATGATGGTAGGTCGATTGCATATGTAGAAGATCAAACATATGAATATTGTAATATGGCGATTAATGAGTCAATAGATGCAATTAAGTATATTAAAAACGATGACTGTTTAATTAATTACATTAAGTTTGGAGGACAAGAAGCAGAATTTAAAAATACTTTTGATAAATTAAAATTTAATTTTGAATGTCCTATTCTTAAAGAAGACACCAGTAGTGAAGGATATATTATTTGCACTCATTTAGGGGATGTTGTAAATTGTAAGCCGAATAATGTTATTTCGGAAGAAGCGGTAGTCCAATTGATTAGAAATGAAAATCAGTGTTATATATGTCGTATTCCTATTACAATTAATGATTATGTATATATGAAATTTTAGATGATTTGCTCTTATTTTATTGAATAACAAAAACATAAAAATTGAAATAATTTTTCTTTATTGAAGAAATTGTATTGTAATATTTTTAGTGATAATGATGCAAATACAGTACAAAAAGACCCAATATAAAAAAAGACTTATTGTTCTTATTAAAGAACTTAAAGTACGTGAAGTGAATGCTATGTATAGTAATTCTAGGTATTCTGTTGAAGAATTATTAAATCCAACTCTACAAAGGTATCAAGACATTGATATAAATAATCAAATTATTTGCATTATGAATATGCATATTCATTTTTTCAAATATATTATTAAAAGAGACAATTCATTTTTTATATATGGAAGACCAGAATTTATGACAAATGACACATATAAATATATTTTAAACCTAAATGGACTTATGTTACTAAATGTTATTGATAGGACGGAAGAATTATGTAATATTGCGATTGAAAACAATGGACTTGCATTACAATTTGTTGAAAACAGCACTTATGAGATGTGTAAAAAAGCAGTTTTAAGTAACGGCTTGGCACTTGAATTTGTTAAAGATGAGTTTAAAACGCAAGAATTATATTATCTAGCAATTAACAATGATTGTGACGCATTAAAATTTGTTGAAGATCAGACTGAAGAATTATGTATTTTTTCAGTAAAAATAAATGGTTCTGCATTGCGATATGTTAAAAATCAGACACAACAAATTTGCGATGTTGCTTCTTCTAACATAGAACATAATGTGGGTGTTTTGGAATTAATGAAAGATGAATTCAAGACATATAATAATTGTAAAATATTATTGACGAATAGTCTTTGTAATTCAATAAAAGATGTTCCTCCTGCATTAATTACATATGAATTGTGTTTATTAGCTGTCAAAAACAGTCATCATGATTTAAAATATGTTCCTCAAGAATATAAAACAGAAATAATTTGTTTAAATGCTGTAAAAGGTTATTGGTCTGCTTTAGAACACATTGAAAATCAAACGGAAGAAATGTGTTTGATTGCATTATCAGGAGGGCGCAATCGTTGTTGGCAATCATTACAATTTATGCACGAACAGACTGATAAAGTTTGTAGAGAAGCAATCGAACAAGTTGATATATATCCAGAGTTGATGTCATTAATCAGAAATCAGACGGAAGAATTATGTAAATTAGCAGTTGAAAATAATTTATTAACTCTTCGATACATCAGAGAACCGACTGAGGCAATTTATTTACATGCAATAGAACATCATGGTGGTAAAACATTAACTTATATTGACAATCAAACTGATTATATTTGCAGAATAGCTATTGATCGTGATGTTTATGCAATGCAATATATAGATATACAGACTGATGAATTGTGTAGATATGCGATTGAAAAAAATTATGAAGCATTAAAACACATTAAAAATCATACAAAAGAGCTATGTAGATATGCTATTGAAATTGATTATAGAGCATTGAAATATGTTAAACTGCAGACGGATGATATATGTGAATATGCAATTAGTATTAATGCAGATGCGTATCAATATATTAATGGTAATGGTATTTGTTTCAAACTCAAACATTTAAAACAAACAATTGATGTAGATTTCAATAGTAATTTTGATAAAGATTATTATGAATACATATGTCCTATATTAAAAGAAGACACGTCTAAAGAAGGATTTATAATAAGACCACATAATAATAATGAAGGTAGTTTATGTCGTCCAAATTCGGTTCTATGTGAAGAAACAATTATTGAATTATTTAATGGAGATGATTTACAAAACGATGGCTGGAATGACGATGATAATAATAATAATAATAATAATAATGATAATAAATGTTATATTTGTCGTAAAGTCTTACAATTTAACGATGTTATATATATGAAATTTGAATAATTCTCATCTAAAATGAATAAATCAACGAGACTGTATATAAAAAAATTGAAATAATTATTTTATATAAATTCAATTAAAACAAACCAATTAATTATGGAAGAGATGAATATTGATTATAATTTGATTGCTGAATACCTTAATGGTGTTCCAGATAGACTCCAATTATTTGAAGAATTATTGGCTGATAATAATAACGATATTGACTGTTTAGGTCTTTGGCGTTTATCTACTAATTTTTTAAATGGTCTTAACCAGACAGAAGAACAATGTAAAGATGCAATAAATGAAAATTTGTATGCATTATTATTTGTTAGAGAACAAACTGAGGACTTGTGTGAATATGCACTAAGTCATATTCATGAATCATTAATGAGATTTGCCGATGATGATGATTATTATTTAAATGATAGTCCATTTGAAGATTTAAAAATATTAAAATATATTATGCAGACTGATGCAGTATGTGAATATGCGATTAATTTGAATTATAAATCATTACAATTTGTTCGTCATCAAACAAGTGACATATGCAAATATGCGATTGATAAAAATCCGGATGCTATTAATTATGTTAGAGGTTATATACCGGAACTTTTAACTTACACAATTGATACAAAAGCAGATGCAATTGCAAGTATTAATGATAATATTTTAAAGAGATATATTAAAAACAAG